ACTTCTTCTAGATTGTCAATAGACTTATCACCTAAATTGTCAATAGACTTATCACCTTCACTATTTGTATTCGAGTTAGTCGTGACTTGCTCCAATCCTTTAGCTTTATTTTCTATGCGTTTCCTTGCAGTTTCAATTACCGATTGTTTCTGTATTTCATTTATTGAAAAATACCCATCTGAATTTTTCGCGTAACTCATATCAAATAATAAATATCTATCATCGTGTAACATCAATTCACCCTTTGCACCCGAATTAAATGCGCCGGTATCTAATATACTATCGAAATTTAATTGAGATTGATATAATGCTTGCGCTTGCGCCAATGTACTTAGTTCCATTGAAAAATTTAATTCACGTACGACATTAGTAGTTGGTCCTATTTTAAATCTATATACAAAATCTGCCTCATTCGGTGGCGATTGTAATAACTTATAATCAATTATGTGTAAGAGCTTTCCAGCTAATTCAGGAGTATCCTCCAACGCCATTATTTCCATTTTACACAACCCATAGGTATTAGCATTTACAATTGATAATACCCCATTTATAAAATCGGCCTGAGTAAGTGATTCGTTATATATCTGTAATATTGTTTTATATTTGAAAAACACATTTAACAAATTCCCATATTTAACACCCGTATCACTTATTAGCGAAGAGTTTGAGCCCGATATTTGTGCTTTTAATTCATTCTTCTCTAAATTAAGTATTTTTCCATTTATACCAGCATACGGTTGCTTTTTATTCTTAGGCGTATCATCAATGATTAACACATTTTTTCGGCCGTTTGCAAATTTGAAGTCTGGTATTTCATTCGGAAATATGATATCTTCGGAGCTTGATATCATATATTCATGTGAATTCATCGGTATTACAAACTTACCCGTTGAATCGGTATAATTTAATGTTATAGTATCATTTAATTTAAATAATACATCGGTTTTAGATAATTCTAAAATTAATTTAAAAGAAATATACTCATTAAACGATACCGATTTAGCATCATCTCTATCATTCATTACTTTCCAATTAAAAAATTCATTTTCCCATTTACTTTGAGGAGTTAATTTTTTTTCCGATATTAGTGGTTGACTAAAATCGGCTTCAATTCGTCGAACCCAACTATTATACGGAGTTTCTGCGGGTACATTGGATTGTTTTGGAACGGTCGATTTTGTATTTGATTGCTTTATTGGCATCCACAATTGTAATTCATTTCCTGCTGATAATTGTAAATCTATATCATATGTGCCATCTTCGGCGGGGGCATATGTAAAGTTAGTTACTATGCCTGCCATATAATCATAATCACCATCGGTATCTCTCAGTGTACTTAAATAATTAACTCTTGATGCTCTAAAGTCTTGAACTATTTGTGAAAATTTCGCTACGTAATCCTTATGATTCATGTTTGCAAATAGTCTAGTATCTATATCTATTTTGCGTTTAATGATATCGGCATTCCAACCATATTCTAACACTACATTCATTGATGGACGAAGAAAAAACAAATCGAACATTTCTAACTGCTTCAAAGAAAAACATTTAATTTTTATTTGGGCAATTTTCAATGTATTATTTCCACCATCTGTATCAATTTCGACAGATTGTATTATTGGTGTAGATATTTTCCTACCAACTTCAGTCGATATTATGATTGGTTTTCCATTTAAATCGTATCCCAATGTGGTCTCTGCCGTTTGGTATAATTTTGAAAATTCACTTTGATTTGAAATTACACATCCGAAGAATGAATTTTGTGAAGACGGGTTTTTTATAACTTGTTCAATCGGTTTGGAAGTATCATTCGTAACGATTGCTCCCGATGACAGGATGATAAACGGTGATAACTTGTGTGATTCGTATGAATTTTCTTCCCTATTTTTTAATTTAGTTCTAACCCAATACTGAAACGGTCCTATGAATGGAAATGGCATAACTTATTTATTTATATTTTGTAAATCATTTAAAATTTGAGATATATTGGATGGTATTCTAAGTTGTAATCCTTCGGTTACGTAGAATGAAGCATCATTGATGTTATTTGCTACTGCAATAATCCACCATAACGCTCTATCGCCATAATATTTATGTGCCATCAAATCCAATCTATCAGTTGCTTCGGAAATTACGTATAAATCATTATCCGTAGGTTTTATTTTTGGATAAATAATACTACCTAAATATTTTCGTTTAGTAGATGGTTCTACTTGTATAGTTGCGTATGTATATCTATTTGCCATTATTGGGTTTAAAGTTTAAAATTGGATATCCGACTTCCAAGCGGTGGGAAGTTGGGTGGTGGTGGTGCAAACCCACGCGATTTAATTGTTTGGAGTGGTTGATTTGATGATACCGGAGGAGTTTTACCATCAAAGTTATAACTATATATTTTTGTATTTTTAAAGAACCCATCTTCTATCCCATGTCTTTCAATAATTTTCATAGAAATTGAAACATCGATGATACTTGGGTATAAAAAATTATTTTTATCGATTTCAATTCCTTTAAAATTTTTTTCATTTTGCTCGTTAGTCGCGTGGGGCACTGGAGCTGTTGGTATAGGATTCTCAATCATATGTCTATCACCTCCATCATATCGTGGCCAAGGTGTGTTATCATCTATCGTAAAGGATAGATTATCTATGATTACGGATATTCCTTTGTATAATTCTCCAATTGATACTTTGACCAAATTTGGAGCCATAGCATATTGTGAATTCGTTCCATCGGCAACTGTTATAGTTTTAATATCTGTATCAGGAAATGCCAATTCTTTTAAATAATTAATTTTTTTAATCATAATACCCCTTTCCTCAGAAGTTGTATAGTATAATTTTAAATTAAATTGCAATGTCCTCTCAACTCCTTTATATCTATATATATTAAATGGTGAACCAATGTATTTAAATGAATCCCATTCAGGCGTTATATCTTCGGTTATTCCAGTAATTGTTCCGATGAATGGAATTTTTATGGGGTTACTTTGATTTGTAATTAATTCAAATGTTGTTATTACATGATTTTGATATTCTTTTTCTCGCAATTCACTTTCAGTGAGTGTGAATGAACTTTGTATTTTGGATTGACCCACATCCCATTTTACTCCCATACCGTTAGTTCGAGGGACAAGTTGACCATTTTTATCTCTATAAAACTCAGAAAATTTCTTCGTTTCGGTTTTACCGTTTAAATATTCAACGCCGTATGAATTGGTATCATTTGTTTTTTCTTTCAAATTTTCAGCCAATTTTGCCAACCCACCTTTCGTAATACTATTAATAGCAGTATTTATAGCCATTCCACCAATAGTAGTTGCACCCTGTTTATATGATGCTAATAGAGATGATGGGGCTGGTGATTGTTTTACATAATAAGATGTATTGGCATCAGTTGCCGCTTTTAAACCCTCTTGCGTCTTTCCTAATGATACGGGCTTACCAAATTGAGAATTACGAAATATAGTATCCGATGGTCTATTTGCTGACCCTAATAATATCCCTCCGACTTGATTACCTATTAAATCACCTAATTGATTTGGAGATGATGTGGCTAATGCTGCTACTCTCGATGGATTGATTACTCCTCTACTTTCAATATAGGTTTTTCCTGATATTCCACCGTAAAGTTCGTTCTTTTGTGATTTGAAAAGGTCTAAAAGCGTTGCCATTTATAGTTTGTATTTACTATAAATATCTATATTATAAATTTATAGTTAAAGATACACTAGGGCATATACACTCCTCTGCCTGGTCCTCTACCTAATCCGGTATCGTTACGAACAACTGCGGTTAGAGTTTTGTTGAGCTTTCTACCATCTAAACTTATTTCGGTGATAGTTGTTTTTTCTGCACCAACATACGTAGCTTTTGTCAATGCTTCTATTGTTTTTGTGAGAACTAACATAGCAGCTGTATTTGATGATAACGTTTTTAATTCTGTGACTGCATTTGCGGTATTTAACTGAGTAGCTTGGGTTCTAGTAACAATGCGTTCTAAATTACCACTCATATAAGTCAATTTAGTTTTCAACCACTTGTCCATATCAGTCGTAATTGAGGTATTGCCAGGAATTACATTTTTTACATTTGATTGTGCATCTGCATTGGATGTTTTTATTTTACCGGCGGCTATGGATTCTTCAAATGCTTTTACGGTTGAATCAAGTCCGCCTTTTCCTGATAAATAATTTTTATTAGCAATTACCCAATCGACTAATTTTTGATTACCCTCTTCGCCTATTCCAATTTGCTGTCCGGTTTGTTGTCTATATGCGGCTCTTGCTTGCTCCATTTTACTTGTAGAAACTCCTCTAACCGATACTCCAGCAGATTCTGCTAGCCCCTTCGTGAACCCTCCCGTGACCTTATCTAGGACATCTACAAATTCTGCACCCATACCGGATATAAAATTACCAAACGTTTGTAACCCACCACCTTTGCCAGAGTTGATTGCTTCGGAAGTGGCTACATTATACGCACTCGAGCCAATTGAATAAATCCCCGCAAGAGCTGCCGCCACCGGTCCTCCTTTAATTAATGCATTTTTTGCCATACCCCGCATATTGGACCCGGTTCCGCCGGGGTTAGGGTTCGCAGTTGGTAATGGGTCTAACGGGTTAGTCCCTAATAGTGATGTTGTCGGTGGCGTTGATGCGTATAGAGGAGGTAACGGTATTTTAGATTTAAGCAGCTTAAACAATCCACTGATTCCAGCACCTGCAGCAAGTGTATATAACAGCTTGTCATATCCCGTTCCAATTTGTTCATTTATGACTGCCTGGTCTTTCGTCTTGTATGCCTTGGCCAATTCTGCGGTATTCTTTACTATGGCCTCCTTTAATGCAACTTGCTCATCCGTATCCAATCTAGACATTACAATAGCAGTGTCCGATGATATACTCGCATTTGTGGTTTCCAGTGTGACTTTTGCTGCAATTATTTTATTTAAAAATTTCTGATTAGATGAACGAGCATCTTCTTGTTGTAAGTTTTCAAAGGATGCACCTTTCTTTTTATTTATCTTATCTAACATGTCCAAATCCATACCAGTTGTTTGTTGTAACAATTCCTGCTGAAACATATTCATATTGGTTGGGTCTAGTCCCTGTGCTTTTAATGCATTAATTGCTCCGGGAGTATCTCCGGCTAAAAATTTAGCTCTTACTTCTGAAAGGTTAACGGTTCTGCCCAACATAGCAGATAACTGCATTTCGGATTTAATACTATCTTTGTAAGTCAATACCATACTCCGACCTGCTTTTGCAACATCGTTAAAGGAAATCCCCATAGATTTAGAAAAAGTTACTTGCCTTGCCAACGCTAATCCGCTTTTGATTTGATACCCCAGCATATCCTTAGTAGCAGTTGCCATTTCCGATATTAATCCGCCCAAATTAATATTAGCTTGCTTAGCCATCGTCCGTAATCCTTCCTGCATATTCATAGCAACATTGGCAGTCATACCATCCATACGCTCAAATGCCTCATTGATATTAGCTATACTCTCCTCTGATTCACCAGTCCGTGTCGCCATAACAGCCATATCACTTCCAATCTTACCCGTTGGCATACGCCCGGTTGCATTGGCAGATGCCTTCATACTAGCTGCTATTTTATCTGCACTTATACCGGCGGTTTCTAGCTGTGAAGCCGCATATCCAACTCCACCGATGGTATTTCCAAATAATGCAGTTTTTGCTGCGGCTTGAAATGATGCTGCAGCAGAACGCATAGATGATGCGAACTGTGCCATAGCTTTTTCTTGCACAAAATTTCTTCCACCAAACTTTCCAGCAGAAATTTGCTTTTCTAATACATCAATTGCACCCGACGCTTCAATTATTGGTATTGCAAGTTCTGCCGCTTTTTCTACTTTATTACCGACCAATCCATAATTATATGCAAGTGCTCCCAACGCAGCTCCTAATGTAAATATGGCTAACCCTAATCCTTTACCACCTTCCGCAGCTGATTTAATGACGGTAGTCAATTCACTCATTCCTGCTACTCCCGAACTGCCGATATGGTCTAATGTGGTATTCATAGCACTCAATACTTTCTCGCTTTGTTTAGCAGCTTCATTAAAAGATTTCATCTCATCCCCCATATGTTCTAATATGGGAATGATATCTTGCGCCGATTGGCCGGATGCTGAAATTGATTTGACTAAATCCGCATATGCCTCCTGTCCTCGTATAACTAATCTATTATATTCGGATTGAGTCATATTGCCTTTTTTTTGCTCAATTCTGGCTTTAGCAATTGATATTTGGTGTTGTTTATACTGCCTTACAGAATCGGTAATTGTATCCTTCTGAGCCTCAGATAAATCATTATTGGTTTGAAGTATCCCACTAATCGATGAAACCAATCCTTTGGTTACTTCCATCTTTCGTGTAATTTCTTCTAAAAATTTGTCTTGAGATGCAAAATTATTGGTGACACTTGCAATTGAGCGCTCGTAGGCATCAAAATCGGTTAAGTCGATATTTATTTGCGAAGATGTATTGGATATAGGAGCCGGTGTAGAAGATGCCATAATATGTTATACGTTATTGATAGTATTTTGCTAATAAATCATCAATTTCCTTCGTATCTAGTTTGTGATTGTGTAATGCCCGTTTTGTAGCAAGTAAAGCCTTTTCCATATCGGAATCCCATTTATCCCACACTCGTCCTAATTCAGGATTTTTACTCCGTAATGTATCTTTAAACTCATCACTTTTACCAGCCGTTTTAGCCTTAAAAAACGCTCCAAATAATTTAGAAAGAAAACTTACCTCTACTATCATTTTTTTAGACATAATTTTATATTGTAATAATTATAAATATCACCTTTTTCTAATTTTAGAAGAGTTATTTGCGTTTGATTTGGATTTTTCAATAGTTTCGTTTTCTTCGGTTTTCGTTTTCAATAACTCTCTCCAATAAAACTCTCTAAGTTTAACCGGCATATAATATAAATCGCTCCAATTAAATCCTCCATTTGAAAAATAAATCATTTGAAATATTTGTTGATGTAATGTTACTGCGTAATTAGTCGGTAGGGTAAAAAAAGTCAATCCCAAAGGGAATACGAAGAGCCTCCTTCTCACCGGTTAATGGGGATTCATATTCAAATGTTAAATCTAAATCAGGAGTTATAGATACCATATACTTTCTTAATGACTTAGAATCACCTGCTAATAATCTGTTTGTTACAAAATTACTAATAGTTCCGATATCCCTAATACCATCTATTTCAATAATAACTCGCCTATATCTTGCCGTAATCTCATTACCTTGTTTTAATGTTTTTTCCGATGCTTCGATATCTTTGTTAATCGCAATTTCATCGCCATGTGTAAGTAATTTGAATTTTATTTTAGATTTGGAAATGGGTAATGTAAATGCGTATTCATTTTGTCTATTTAGAATTGATTCATCTACTTCTTTGATTTGTATTTTAGATAAATCTACGATGGTATTAGTTGGTTCACCGGAATCAGGGTCTTTTACCATTACGTTGTAATCTGCCCCAAATGCCAATACTCTCGATGCTACTAATATTGCGTTTTTATCACCAATTAATAAATCATTGATATTAACGCCGGATTCAACTACCACCGATTCTAATAATTTATCCAAATGTATTCCTTTTTTAATTAAATTAGTAGAAGTAAGAATATCCTCTTCTTTTGCAGTCATCAATTTAATTGTAATTTCACCTTTGGATAGTGGAGATGTTTCTGGATAACATAATCCCTTTGATGGTAAACTAATAATTTCCGTTGGAAATGGATAATTTCTTGTTTCGTGACTTGGATATGTTCCCATTCCTCTTGTAACTTGCGGTTCTGCGTTTGTTTGTTCCATATGTATAACTTAATATTTAATATATATATATTCATTTTTTAAAAAACTATAAATAAAAAAACCTCGTTATATATAAAGAGGTTTTTTAAATTGTTTAATTTTTCAGAATTTATTAATTAACTTTTCAAATTTGTTTAATTATATGTTAAGATTAATATTCTAAAATAGCATCATCATAGCTTAAAGTTAACTCTATCGATACTGGGTCATTTGAAGACCAATCCATATCTCCAAAATTTGCTTGTGAGATGAACGCACCTCTCAAAGTCCATTGTTCGATTTTATCGCCAACCGGTCCCAATAGATAGAATGTTACAGGTTTTTTATAAAACGCTGCATATCCATCTCTACCTGTCAATGATTCGTGCGATTGGCGAATCCATTCCATAACTTGCTGTGCTCCAGATGGAACAATTGGGTCATATAGAGTGATGTTAATATCATCCCAAGTAGATTTACCTTTAATTTTTCGTTTTACATTAATATGGTCTAATTCAACTACCTCCGATGTAAACGTTGGTCTATTTGCAGTTTTAACCATATAAGCTTCTATTCCATTGATTTCCATTATGAATCTATTACTTAACTTTGGTTCAAAGTTGGTATAGAATATTTTATTGAATTCTAATATTTCTGGCATCGTATTTCTCTTTTAATTGTTTTTTATATATAAATATCTTTTTTTTAAATTATCCGTTAAAAGCCGCTCCTGTTGGTAAAATATTGAAATCAATCTTAATGAATTCAGCGGTTTTTGTCGGTTGTAAATATATAGCTCCTTGCATTATATTTCTATCAATTACATCGGGTGTATTATTATTTTCATCCATTACTACTCTAAACGCGTAAAGCCCTTGTCTTTGTTGGATTGATTCTAAATAAGGATTTACAATATTTAAGAATCCATTTCTAGTTGTTGAAGTATTTTGTTCAAATACTAAATATCTCGAAGTTGATGCAATATACTTTCTAACAGTTAATAGTAATCTTCTTACATTAATTCTATCCAATGCAGATGGTTTATCTTGTAATGTCTTTTGTCCGAATACTACAATACCTTGTCCTGGAAATTGAACGATTGGATTTACCTTTCCTTCATATAGTGTATCTTTTTCAGATTGCGTTAATCTATTCAATACACTAACTGCTCCAGTCAAACCACCTCTATTCAAACCGGCTGGTGCGAACCATTCCGCTGATACTCTATCATTTGCTGCAAATACTCCTGGCAATAATACCGATGGTGGAACTGTGATTAGTTTATTTGTATTTATATCTATTGTTTTAATCCAAGGATAATATGATGCCGCATAATTACTATCAATGTTACCCGCCTGTGCTACCGCTTGTGCCACTGAATCTCCAGCTGCTATACTATCTAACAATAAAAATGCATCGCTTCTTTGTTCTACTAAATCTATTAATGCGGTCGAAATGTAAGAATGTAATTTTTGAATAACTCCAGGTGCTACTACCATATTAATATCCCACTCATCCGTATTTGATAAAGCGCTAATTGCTTTCATATATGATACCGAGCCACTTGAAGTTGAATTTGTCAAGTCAAATCCTTGTGAATTTCCAGTTTCAATAACTGCGCCTGTATAAATTGGTGTAGTAGGTGCCATTCCATCAAATCCTTCTTGGAAACCTACAACGAATTGTGCCGAAGTTGAACCTACTGTTAAACTTCCACCATTTGCTGAATCTAATCCAAATACTACGTTAGCCCCGTTTCCAGCACTTTGCGGAATTGGCTTCATATAGATTGAATTATCCGTATTGAAATCCAAATCAATACCGCCATACTGCGTAGCTGATGCGGTTACAAATGATACTGCTGGGATTAAGTTTGCATATGCTCCTCCATTTATAGGTAGTTGGTATGCTGCATGTCCAAATGGAACTGCTTGAACCGGTGCTACTTCATTTAAGTTTTGAATTCTAATATATTTTGAGTTATTTACCCAAGACCCCTCTTCTGTAATTTTACCACTCGCATCGATTGTCAACTTTCTATCACCAATTACTCTTGCAATGTAGTTTGGTGAATTAGGGTCTAAATTTAGGTTTGACCAAGTTTCTAATACTGATTTTCTTTTATTTGTATCAGCGTAATTTCTCACAACTACGGTAAATGTTCCATAATCTGTTCCATTTACTGAACCAGCCGATTTGATATTTGTAATACCAACTTTGATTTTTGTATTTGCCAAATTTCCTGCACCAAATGTTTCAAATTGGAAAAGATTAAATCTCTCGCCACTAATTGTTTGAGATTGAATCATTGGAGTTAATGCGGCTTGTGCATCAAATCCGAAATTCTGAGTTCCTAATGCAAATACACTTTGAGTAGTGCTTGCTCCAAATCCAATATTGGTGTTCTTAAAGAATCCATATACATATCCTGCTTTTGACCCTAATGGATTTGTTCCAAATGTAGATTCAACATCGTTTACATCTTCTGGATTTAAAGATATACTCTTACTTACAATACTTTCTATTATAGATGAGCCACTTAATCCCGTTGCAGATGAACCTGTTGGAAATATAAATCCAACCGAAGATGATACTGAACCCGATGTTGCTACTAATAATAGGGGTTGCCCTGCTACATATCCGCCTACACCAGCTACTCTACAAATTGTCGCACTTCCTGCTTCTCTTAAATACGATTGAACTGCCAACGGTGTGTAGTATGTATCATCTACTGTGCCGAACATTGTTTCAAACTCCGTTTGACTATTAACGATGGTTGGGACTAAAGGACCTTCTTTAAAAGGACCAATGAATGCTGCGCCTATTTCTGCTACACCTTGTTGTAAAAATGAAAGGTCATTTTCTTTTGTAAATACGCCAGGTGATACTATTTTTTCTGCCATTTTATATATTAATTTAAATTTTTATTATCTTTCTATAAATATAATATTTTATTTCAAAACAACAATTTATTATATCTATTTTGTATGTTTTTCAGATTAGACGTAATTATAAATATTGATATTTTAATTTTGTATTATTAGCTATGATGTGCTAAGCTAATATATGGGGCGATTTCTTAGAAATCATGTTAAAAATCTAACAACAACTACTCCTGAACCACCATTTCCTCCTTGACCAAATGCAGATGGGCCACCTCCACCACCACCTGTATTTGCAGAGCCACTTCCCCCGCCACCTGCACCACCGCCCCCACTACCGCCAGTGCCGTTTGTTCCTCCAAATTCAAAATATACCGAGCCTCCGCCACCTCCAGCATAATTTGTACCAAATACAGATGTACCGCTACCACCATTACCTGCCACTGTATTACTAGTTACTGAACCACCCGTGCCACCTGCACCACCGCCACCTGCCGATGGAAACCATCCGTTTGTAAGTCCTCCTCCGAATCCTTGAGTAACTAGTATGTTTATAGGTGTTTGATGGATTCCTCCACCACCTCCTCCTGAACCTACTAATATCTTATCATAACCTTCTGGAAAACCGCCCAATCCACCTCCACCGCCTAATGCAGTTACGATATGGCGAGTTCCTATTTTAAAAAAACTAATACCACCGCTTGTGCCAGTCGCATTATTACCATTCCCACCACCACCGCCAGCGCCAACAGTCACATCGTAACTACCCGACACTAAATATACTTGATTAGCAACAGAAACACCGCCACCGCCACCGCCGCCACCAGGTCTTTCACCTGAATTAGAACCAGCACCTCCGCCACCTCCACCACCTCCTACACATAGGA